GATATCTAGATGCCATGGAAAACGGCGTTTACAGTATCAAAGAATCTATTAACAAGTTATCTGAATCACAAAAAGAAAAACTTGTGAGAATGTATGTGCGCAATAAAATTGTTAAAGTTTTACAAGAACAAGCAGCGCCTCCTGCAGATCCAATGGCTGATCCAATGGCTGATCCAATGGCCGCACCAGCACCTGACGCAGCAGCACCAGACGCAACAGCACCAGATGCCGCACCAGTAGACGATGTTTCTAGTAGTAATATTGAAAGTGCTACGAAAACATTTGAAGACGCTCTTAAAGATGAATTTTTAGCAAACGCAACTAGTGGTACTGAAAAAGCAATGAAACCATTAATTCAACATTATGAAACAAATAATGATCAAAAAGATGAAATAGCTCAAGGTATAGCAAATGTATTGAAATCTGCAAATATAACATTGCCTGCAGCATCTTCAACCGATCATACAAAAAATGATCAACCTGAGCAACAACCTTAAATATAATATTATGGGAAAAAACAAGTTACAAAACATCAAAGCTCTCGAGCAAATGCTTGACGGCACACACAAATTTCAAACCAAAAAAACAATAGGATTCAGTGACGCAGAGTCGGAGTCAAAACGAAATGAACGCCATGAAATAGGTGATACATGGGAAGACGTCGACGCTAACGGAAATATATATGTTATAGAACAACATGATGGATTCCGTACTCGTAAACCAAAAAATTCTCAAGTATTAAGTGAAGTTCGAGAAGAATTACGACTATTTTCTAATTGTCCAAAAGAAACTTGCACTTGCGATCCAACATATCATCTCAACAAAAAAATGCGAGCAATACACGGAATGTGCTTTGACTGTGTTATTGATATGGAACATGAATTAAAAAAGCAAGGTAAATTTGAAAACTATGCTCGAGAAAAAATGCGAGCTAATGCATTAGCTTGGTTACAAAAAGCAGAACAAGATGTTAATATGTTACGAGAAGCATATACAAAAGCATCTAAATTAGTTATTAACGGACAAGGAGATACTGAGTCATGGGCAGCACAAATGACTCCAGAAGAATTCGAAGAAAAAGTTACAAAAGGATTTGAAAAATATAAAGAAGATTTTTTAAATAAATTAGATAAACACACAAGCGGAGAAAACAATGAAAATTTGGAACAAAATTAAATCATCATTATTATGGATTGGTATTGGTATAGTTGGAATATTAGGACTTATAGCAACATTTGGAAAATTATTTACACGTAGATCTACAGATAAACTTCAAGACAAAATTGAAGACAATGAAAAAAAGATTGAGCGAGTTAAAGGTAAAGAAGATCAATTAAAAACACAAAAACGTCAAGTTAAAAAAGAACTAACTGATCTTAAAGAAACAGTTAAAAAAACTAAAACCGTTAAACGTAAACCTGCACCAAAAAAAGTGCCAGCAAAAAAGAAAACTACTAGTTCAGCAAAGAAAAATATTGTTTCTAAAACAAAAAGAAAAAAATGAAACAATTAATTTTTATATTGTTATTTCCAATAACTGTATTCGGACAAACAGTAACTGACACTTGTTTTACAGAACAACAGATACACGATATATCAGAAACATTAAACGAATTATATTATCAAGATTCAGTTAACAATGCATTAATATCTCAACAAGAAGCAGTCATTGAAAAACAAGATGAATTGCTTCGTTTAGATTCTTTGCAGTTAGAATACAAAAAACAACAAATAGATTTACTTGAAGAAAACATAGATTTATATGTTAAGCAACAAAAAAAGCTTCAACCTAAATGGTATAATCATAAAGCTTTATGGTTTGGTAGTGGTATATTAACTACAATATTAACTGGTAAATTAATTGTAGGAGCAATTAACTAATGGCAAATCCAAACATAAAAGAAATCATTCAACAGCAGTATCAAATGTGTGCTGCAGACCCTGTATTCTTTATGCGTCAATATTGTTATATACAACATCCAAAGCGAGGTAAAATAAAATTTAATTTATATGACTTTCAAAAAGACTCATTAACACAGTTACGAGACAACAGATACAGTGTTATATTAAAGTCTAGACAGTTAGGTATTTCAACGTTAGCAGCCGGTTTTGCATTATGGAGCATGTTGTTTAATGAAGACTTTAATGTGTTAGTTATTGCAACTACACAAGAAGTAGCAAAAAACTTAGTTACTAAAGTTCGAGTAATGCATGATAATTTACCAAGTTGGCTGAAAGGTACTATAGAAGCAGACAACAAATTATCTTTAAAATTTAAGAATGGCTCTCAAATAAAAGCCGTATCAAGTGCAGGTACCGGTGCACGATCAGAAGCATTGTCATTGTTAATAATAGACGAGGCTGCGTTTATTAGAAACATTGAAGAGATATGGATAGCATCTCAAGCAACACTATCAACAGGTGGGGGCGCAATAGTTTTATCTACTCCAAACGGTGTAGGTAATTGGTTTCATAAAACTTGGGTGGACGGAGAAACAAATGCACAAACACAATGGCATAATATTAAACTACATTGGACAGTGCATCCAGAACGAGATATCGAATGGAGAAATGATCAGACACAATTATTAGGTGAACGAGGCGCGGCTCAAGAGTGTGATTGTGATTTTGTAAGTTCTGGACATACTGTAATAGACGGTAAAGTTTTATTAGGATATGAAGAAAAATGTTGTGAACCAATTGAAAAGCGAGGATTTGATAATGGTTATTGGGTATGGGAATATCCTGACTATTCGAAAAATTATATAATCGTAGCTGACGTTGCCCGGGGTGATGCAGCCGATTGGTCAGCATTTCACGTTCTAGAAGTTGAAACAGTAACTCAAGTTGCTGAGTATAAAGGCAAAATACCTCCTAAAGATTTTGGAAACATGTTAGTAACGGTTGCAACAGAATGGAACAATGCTTTACTTGCGATTGAAAATGCAAATATAGGTTGGGCTGCAATTCAGCCGGCATTAGACAGAAACTATGAAAACTTATTTTATACATATAAAGACGATGGATATGTAGATGTTGACATTCAACTTCAGAAAGGTTATGACATGAAAGATAAAACTAAAATGGTTCCTGGGGTGTCGACTACAAGCAGAACAAGACCATTAATGATATCTGCATTAGAAATGTATATGCGTGAAAATACTCCTGTTATACGTAGTAAACGACTCATACAAGAGCTATTTGTGTTCATATGGTTAAATGGTAAAGCACAATCACAAGTAGGTTATAATGACGATTTAGTAATGAGTTTTTGTATTGGACTTTGGTTACGAGACACATCTCTAAAATTAAGGCAACAAGGAATCGATTTAAATAAAAGAGCCTTATCGGGGTTTCAAAAATCTGATAATGTTATTTACACCGGAAAAAATAAACCAAAAGATTCTGGATGGGATTGGAATAACGGTGCAAATGAAGAAGGTTTAACTTGGTTATTATAATAATTGCTTGGATCTTTAAGTAGTTATATTTATAATAAAAGAAATACTATATGGCATCTTTAAGAAAACGTTTACAAAATTTGTTTAGTACCAATGTTATTGTACGAACTTATGGTAAAAACAAATTAAAAGTTGTTGACACAAACCGATTACAGTCTGTTGGTAATTTAGCACAATCCAAGTTAACAGATAGATATACTAGACTTCATGGCTCAAATAAACACAAAGTTGGAGGCGTTCACGGAGGCTATGACTCAAACTATTATATGCATCAGAATCGTGTACAATTGTATACTGATTATGAAATGATGGACCGAGACCCTATTATACATTCTGCATTAGACATCTATTCAGATGAGTCTACATTGGAAGATCAGTTTGGTGATATACTAACCATTAAGACCAATAACACCAAGATTCAAAAAATACTATACAATTTATATTATGACATCTTAAACATTGATTTTAATATGTGGGCTTGGATTAGAAATATAACTAAGTATGGTGATTTCTTCTTAAAACTTGACATTGCAGATGAAATTGGAATCATTAATGCTCGACCATTTTCTAGTTATGAAATAGAACGCTATGAAGAATATGATGAAGAGACTGGTGAATATAAAATTGAGTTTAAACACATTTCTGGGTATGATGAGTCATATGAAGTATATGAAATAGCACATTTCCGTTTGCTATCTGACTCAAACTTTTTACCATATGGTCGTTCTATGCTTGAAGGTGCAAGGCAAGAATTTCAAAAATTAACAATGCTTGAAGATGCAATGCTTATTCACAGAATAATGCGAGCACCGGAGAAGCGTATATTCAAGGTAGACATTGGAAACATACCTCCTAATGAAGTAGACACATTCATGGAACAGATCATCAACAAGATGAAAAAAATTCCTCATGTAGATCAAAAAACAGGTAACTACAATCTCAAGTTTAATCTTAATAATATGCTTGAAGATTACTTTTTGCCAGTGCGTGGAGGTAACTCACAAACACAGATAGACACTTTACCAGGTATGACATGGACCGGTACCGATGACATTGAGTATGTTAAAAATAAAATGATGGCTGCATTAAAGATACCAAAGCCATTTTTAGGGTATGACGAGGGCGTTGAAGGTAAAACTACATTGGCCTCCATGGATATTAGATTTGCTCGAACCATAGAAAGAATACAAAAAATAGTAATTTCAGAACTATATAAAATTGGTGTTGTGCATTTAGCAACACAAGGTTATGAAGGAGAAGATCTAATAGGATTTGACTTATCATTGACTGCGCCGTCAATCATTTATGATCAACAAAAAGTTGCATTGATGAATGAAAAAATAAATTTAGCTAACACCATGAAAGACAGTAAATTGGTGTCAGATAAATACATATATGAGTTTATATTTAACATGTCCGAAGAACAATGGCTACAAGAACGAGTTAATGTTATTGAAGATCTAAAATTAAGATTCCGTCAAAATCAAATTGAACAAGAAGGTAACGATCCTACCATTACTGGAGTGTCATATGGTACGCCACACGACTTAGCTTCATTACATATGAGTTCAGATGAAGTTGAAGAAAAAGACGTAGGTGGACGGCCTAAAGAAGGAATTAAATCTGGACAACATGCAAACGAATTTGGATGGGATCCAACTGGTAAGAAAACGTTGAGACAGGCATTTAATCCTGAAAATCAAAAAACTGCATTTCAACCAGATCCTAATAAAAGAAAACGGCCCATGACTGCAGAAGCACAAAACGTTTTAAATTATTTTAGAAAACAAAAAGGACAAAAAATTATCACAGAGACCATGAATTCTTCTTCTGAAGACAAAGATGCAGGATCTATGTTAGATGAAAACAATCTTTTATCGTCTTAACTATATTTATTAATAAAGAAAACTACTGGCTGCAGTATGAAAAAACTAAAACATTCAAAATACAAGAATACCGGAATACTTTTCGAGATGCTTGTCAGAAAGTTAACTTCAGAAACAATGTCTTCTGATAAAACTGTAACTGTCGATATTATAAAAAAATATTTCGGCAAGAATACAGAGTTAGCAAAAGAACTTCAATTATATAATTCATTGATAAAAGAACAACACAAAACTGAAGCACGTGCTTTAGATTTTATCAGAACTATTAGAGAATCATATGCTCGTCTTAATCAAAGCGCATTGAACCGGCAACGATATAATTTGGTAAAAGAAATATCTGAAAATTTTGTGTTTGAACATGTTTCTAAAATACACATAAACAACTACAAGGCGTTGGCTTCGATATACATGTTGTTTGAGTATAAAGATTCTGATAATCCTAAACGTTTAATGGAATGTAAGAATGCGGTATTAGAACACACATTGTTAACAGAAAAGAAACAAACTTCGCAACCTACACTTATTGAAGAATTTTCAAAACAAGAAAAAGCAACAAGACTATTAACATATAAATTAATGATAGACAAATTTAACAATAAGTATTCAGTATTGTCTGAATCACAGAAACAATTGTTAAACAAATATATTACAAATGTTAATGACACAGAAGCATTACGTGAATATGTTAGCAAAGTTATTCCTACATTAAAAAGCCGTTTAGCAGAACATGCTAAACTTACAACGGAAAAAGTGACACAGATAAAAGTGCAACGACTTTCTGAAATGCTTTGCAATGTAGAAACAATGAAAAGATTAAAAGAATCACATATAGTATCATTGATGCGTTATATGGATTTAATTGACGAATTAAATAGGGTACACAAATGAAATCATTCTTAAAACAAATAAATGAAAGTTTTCAGTCATTAGAAGAATCTTTAGATTCTAAAACTGCTGCAAATGATCCTAAATTATTTGTAAAAACCGCATACGATAATGGATACAGCGAAAAACAAATTGAGAACTTTTTACAGAAAGCTGGCCATAGCAAAGATGACGCGGAGACTTATCTTTATAATATCGTAGGACAATACGATACAGGATTTGCTAGTAATGGTATCAATGAAGCAGCAAAACAAAGTAAAACTTCGAAAGCTGCAATACAATCTGCTGCTGGTAAAAATCGTGATGATTGGGAATATAAAACTTGTGAAAATTGTTCTGGAAAATTGACATCTCATATAAAAGGCGTATGTCAACGATGTAAAACAGAACCTAGATGGCAAGACAATGATGGTGACGGTAAATGGTATGAACCTGGAGTTGATGTAAAAGAAGCTAAAGGTAAATATGATGACGGAGATGGAAAAGATGAAAAATGTGATTATGTTCCATGTAATGAAGGAGATTTAGACAATTCAAATATAGAAAAAATTGAATGTGATAAATGTAATGGAGCTGGGTGCGATCATTGCAACGGAACAGGATATCATAAAAAAGTAGATGAAGTATCAGTTGCAGCTGGTGCTGGGTCATATATGACTCCTAAAGCATTTGGTAAACGAACAAATCCTAACCTTAAACAAAGCACAGGATATACTGATGTCCCTAAAACAAAACTTCATACAGAATATGATTATGTACAAGAAGCAATGGATCGCAAGTATGAACAACTTATAGAAGGATATCGAGACTTTGTTTTAAGTGATTCAAAAATGAGCCCGGCAAGAAAAGTAAATGCGTCTATAAGAGATGTAGCTAAAAAACTTAAAGAAATCGAAAAGATTGTTGAATATACCGGCAGATTAAAAACAGAATCAGGAATAGCACATTCTGGTTTTAGTAGTGGGACACATAACGCATTAAGAAAAATATCAGAACGATTAATTAAAATATCAGAGCGAGTTAGATCATTAGGAGAGTAAGATATGTCAAAGCCATTATTAGTAGAATACATGCAATTTAACCCAATTGGTTCATTAAATGAATCGCATGGTGCTAAATATGGAGTTCCAGGTGGATTTATAGTGCAGGGTATATTACAACGGTCTGGGGCTAAAAACCAAAATGGTAGAGTGTATCCTAAAAATATATTAATGCGAGAATGTCAACGGTATCAAAAAGAATATATTGATCAAAACAGAGCATTAGGCGAATTAGATCATCCAGAGTCTAGTGTAGTTAACTTGAACAATGTATCTCATAACGTTTTAAAAATATGGTGGGAAGGAGACGATTTAAAAGGTGTAGTACAAGTTTTAGATACACCATCTGGTAAAATATTAAAGTCACTCTTTAAAGAAGGCATCACATTAGGAATATCTAGTAGAGGCTTAGGTAGCGTAAAAGAATTGAGAAATGAAGGCGTTGTAGAAGTTCAAGATGATTTTGAATTGATTTGTTGGGACTTTGTTAGTAATCCATCGACTCATGGAGCTTTTATGGGAATGATGAAAGAATCAGTTGAAAAAAATAAAACAAATAAATACG